CGATATTTATCTCTATAATAGAACCAGTAATCAGTCTCAAATAAAATTTCAAGGAAGCACTGCTTACCCAGCTAGCATTATTTCAGAAATAAAAGGACTTCAATTATCAGCAACTACTTCTGCTGGTTCCCCAAAGTTTGTCATTGGAACAGATAGTACCTCTGAAAACTACCTATCATATAAGTGGTACGGGTATAACTCTGCTGCTATAGCAAGATTGTATCAAACCAGTTCTTCTGCCGCTACAATATTTGATCTTTACGAAAATGATTCTGAAATTAGAGTTGGCGAATTAGCCCTGAGAAGTGATGGTGCAAGCAATAATCCTGCAGTCAGATTTAATTCCGATGGCACGACAGCCAATGGTTTATATAGGTGGTCAAACTCTAGTCAACTAGGAATTGCTCATACGTCAACAGATGGAACCAATTTTGTTTCTTCACATGATGGCACTAATGGCGTTTTCATATTCAATGATCCACCGATAACCACATCTGTCTCTGGTTATGGCTTTTTGTTACATAATAACACCTATGGAACCCTTCACAAATACACTTCTTCTAGGAATTTAAAAGAAAACATTGAAAACATAACTGATACAGGAACTTTCTTTGACGATGTTAGACCAGTCACCTTTGTTCCAAAATCCTCTGACCCAGATAATGAGTCCGAAGAAAACAGATCGCTAAGACTTTCCGACGTACAACATGGTTTTATAGCTGAAGAGATATCGGAAATACTTGGTGGCCAATTAGCTACCTATGATCAAGACCTTAATGCCACTGGCTGGAGGTGGCCAGATATGATAGCCATGTGTGTAGCTGAAATAAAGTCTTTGCGTACAAGGGTTGCGCAGCTAGAATCTTCATGATAATATAGATGTCTACAATTAATCTAGGAGATAAAATTGGAAAATTTAGACGCTAATGTAGTAATTCAAGTCTTTAGCGAAAGACTTAATGCTATGACTACAGAAATGGTTGTCAAAGATGCTACTATAAGGCAATTAACTGCTCAGATAGAATCGCTTACCGCAGCAAATGCTACAAAGACGGCGACTACTTCTAGTAAAAAAAATAATGACGAAGAATTTAAGTGAGGTAATAATGTCAGAAATAATTGATACAGATATTGTTGAAAGTTCAGAAGAAAAAGAGTTTAATGTAAATATTAAAGTTTCAAATCAAAACTTAAGTTATAAAAGTGATTTTCAAGAGTCAGAAACAATTTTTTGGCTTGAAGCAGTTAAAAGTCTAATCCTCAAAAACGCTTTTGATAGAACGCAAGAGTCTTGATAAGTTATAAAAAACTTTAGTTTTTGCTACTATTTATAGTAGTTCTATCAGGAGTGTACCATGGCTGTAGTTGATTTTTTACCTTTCAGAAGAGTTGATAATTTTGCTAACAACAATGTTGTAGCAAAAACCTTGGATTCAACAGATATAAAATCCTTAAATAGAGTGATGAAAGTTTCAGCCTTAGCCTTAGGGTATCAGGGAACAACGCTACTCTATAATAAACGTAGTAACTTTGAGCCGTCTCCATACGATTTTGATAGGATTATACAGGCTGTAGATACAGACTCTTATGTGAAGCAGGCTATAGCTAAATATAGAGAACTCTTCTGGAAAGAAGGCTGGGAGATAGTAGGGGAAAACTCGGAAGCAGTAGAGTACTTATATCAAAGAATAGATTACATGGAAATGGCAATGAAAAGGCCATTCTTAGATTTTTTAATAGAAGTATCTGACCAACTCTTTAAGTTTTCAAATGCGTTCATAGTTAAAGCAAGAGGAGATATAAATGAGTATTTTCCTAGCGATTTGTCTGCTATAAATGCTAATCAAACTATTGTAGGCTATTACTTAATACCTACAGAGCAAGTTAGAATACTAAGAAATAAGCACAATAGGCCTCAAGCTTATCAGCAGGCTACCGATCCACTGACCTACTCTCCAAATGACAAGGATCCAGTTTGGGCAGCCGATAGAGTTATCCATTTACACTTTGATAGAAAGACAGGCAGAGCATTCGGTACTCCATTTTTGTCTAATGCGTTAGATGATGTTGTGGCACTAAGGCAAATGGAAGAGGACATACAAAACCTCGTTCATCGCGAGCTCTTTCCTTTATATAAGTACAGGATAGGAACCCCAGAGCAGCCAGCAGAGCCTGATGAGATATCCCAAGCCGCCTCAGAAATAGAAAACATGAGAACAGAGGGTGGTCTAATCATACCCCATAGGCATGACATAGAAGTGGTTGGTGCTGGCGCTGCATCCCTTGATGCTGGTGGCTACCTTGATCATTTTAAAGAAAGAGTTGCAGTAGGCCTTGGTGTTGCACCTCATCATTTGGGTATGTCCATGAATGGTGGGAATAGATCTGTTACCGAAAGACTGGATACAGCTCTTTACGATAAGGTTAAGCAAATGCAAAAAATGTTTGCAGAGCTGATCAGGGTAAATGTTTTTAACGAGCTTTTACTAGAAGGCGGCTTCGATCCAGTTGTAAATCCTTATAGTGATTCTATATCAGATAGATGTTATTTTAAGTTTAATGAAATTGATGTTGATACTCAAGTTAAAAAAGAAACTCATGTTGTTCAGAAATTCGTAAATTCTATGATTACACTTCCTGAAGCTAGAAAAGAACTTGGAATGGATCCTGAGTATGATAAAAATGAGCTTTTCACCGCTATGCAGGCAGATATACAAACACAGATGCAGTTAGACGTTCAATCAGGCAGAGACGCTCAGATGGACTCTGACAAGCAGCAGTCTTCTACTGGTGGAGCCTCGAATCTGCCTAACAAAAGAAGAGGCCCAGGAAATACTGTAAGACCTGCAAATCAGCAGGGTAGAAAGACATCTCCTGACATAAAAAGGTCGGATGCAAATTTATTGTCACTAGTTGAAAATCTTTTAGAAGAAGAGTATACTGTAATATATTCAGAAGAAAGTGAAAGTGAGTAACACTGTGAAGATTACATTAGATGAAGGTCCTTTGAGAGAATACGCCAGGACAGATGATGCAGTAAAAGCCTTTAATTTAGCAGTTGCTAATGGGCAGGCAAGATTAGCTATGGAAATGTTGGTTCCAATTATAAATGCCATAACTGCAGATAATTATCTGGATCCCAAAGAAGAGATTAGTGAAGCACCTAAGGCTGAAGCAGAGCCAGTGAAAAAAGCCTCTAAATCGGTTACACCTAAACCACGTGAAGAGGAAGATCAAAACCTAGAAAAGTAAGATGAAACTACTTATAGGATGCCCTATATATAAAAGGGATTGGATTTTTGATCATTGGATGGCCTGCGTAATCAGGCAATCAATTAACATTAAAGATATAGGAATTATATTTGAAGCATCATCTAATGACGCAGCCACTCTAAGGAAAATAGAACTCTATAAATCTCAGGTACCGTTCGCATATTTTGACGTAAAGATTAGAGAAGATCTTCCTCACTTTGAGCATAAAGACAATGGCAGGCAGTGGACATTGTCAAAGTATGCAAACATGGTTAGTTTGAGAAATTCTCTACTTGAGTCAGCTAGGGAATTGAATCCAGATTTTTATTTTAGTTTAGATTCAGATATCCTTATACAAAACCCTAATACTTTAGAGCTTTTGATGGGACACATCAAAGACGGCGCAGATGCAGTGAATCCACTTATGTTTATGACTCCTGTTGGAACACAATTTCCGAGTGTTATGACATGGAGAGATGATAATCCAGAGAAGGCAACAAGAGAAAGTGATTATCCTATAGGCTCATTTTTTGAGGTAGATGTAATAATGGCCGCAAAGATGATGTCTAAAAGCGTATATCAAAATATAAACTATGACATACATCTTCAAGGGGAAGATCTAGGTTGGTCATTGAATGCAAGAAGCAATGGGTACAAACTCTTTTGTGCCTCTTATATATACGCTCCCCATATAATGTCACCGCTAATGTATGAGGATTTTTTAAAAAACGGTGATACTAGGAAAGAAATGTATCAATTAGTATAAATTCATATAAATTTGTTCAATGTTATTAAAACCAATTTACTATACTAACTGACTTAGGTTAATAAAGGAAGATATTAGATGCCATTCGATTTTGTAGAAAACTTTACCGTAGAACTTCCAGACTTTTCTAAATTAGAAACAGATTTTTCGGAAAGCTTTAATTCTAAGCAAGGCCTTATAATAGAGGTGGCAGCGATCCACGAAGGATTGACCGCTAATTACAACAATTATTCAGCAGAAGAGCTTGAGAAAGCTCTAGAATCCTGGGTTGAGCCATATCCTAAGCCAATAATACTTAATCACGATCTTTCTACTGAGCCTATTGGCAGGGTTATAGCTGCCAGAATGGATAAGGAATCAGATGGTTCATCTTTCGTGAGACTTCAGGTTGCTATAACTGACCCAGTTGCAGCTCAAAAGGTTATGGACAAAAGATATTTGACAGGATCTGTTGGCGGTAGAGCGTCTAAAGCAGTCTGCAGCATAAGCGGTGAAGATCTTGCGCAAGAAACAGAATCTGGAAGGCCTAAGATGGCCAAATATCGTAGAGGTAAGGTCTACAAAGGGAAGCTGGCATATATAGATATGCAAGATATTTCTTTTAAAGAATATTCTTTTGTTAATCAGCCAGCAGATCAAAAGTCTGGAGTTAGATCAACTAAGTTCCAGGACGGAAATGCCGAGGTAGCGGCTACAGACTCTTGGGTTGCAAAAAGCTCAGCTTTTGTACTCCACATGGATAATGAGGACATTATTTCTGTAGAGGAAAATGAATCAATATTAAAATCCATGAAAAAGAAAGACAGCAAGACAACTTATCTTCGTACTAAGGGGGCATTTTTGTCCGCTGTAGCCATTCATGAAAGTGAAAGTGATGTTACAAATAGCGAAACATTACTATCTAATGAAGATCTTGAAATAGAAAAGTCTGAGGAGAATTCAACAATGGACGATATTACCAAAGATGACGATATTCTAGCGGTAGCAACAGGCTTAAGTGAGGATTTGTCAAATATAGCTTCTTCGCAATCAGCTGAAGAGGCAGAAGGTGCTCCAGAAGAAGAGGCTGTATCAGAGGAAGCTTCAGAAGAAGTGGATACTGAAGTGGCTGAAGCTTCTGACGAAGAAGCAGCCGATGCAGCAGATTCGGATCCCAAAGAGGGCGAAGAGGAAGCAGCAGCTGCAGAAGAAATCTCTACTGACAATCCAGAAGAGGCGGATGTACAAGATGTAGATTCCGAAAATGCTGGAGAGCCAGAAGAGTCATTAGCCGAAGAGGCTGATGAGGTTCAAGAAGTGACCGAAGAGGAGAGTCTCACCGCAGAAGAAAGTGCTGATGAGCAAACCGATGAGGATCAGTCAGGCGCAACAGCCCTTCTTGAAGAAGAGATTCAAAGCCTTAAGGCTGAGAACTCCAAGCTCAAAGCAGCATTGCACATGACTCTTGTTGAAAGAGTTGTGGATACCAAGGTTGCTCTTGGTTTAGCTGAAGCAGAGCAAAGAGAAGCGCTTATTAACGAGCATGCCTCAAGAACAGCGTCATCTCTTGCAGATAGCCTTAGAGATATGGCTACAATGCCAGCAGCTAAAGGAAAGAAAACTGTTGATACTATTGAATTTGATGTTGATACAGCTCAGGTGAATGAAGAGGTTAATGTTACTACACTGGATGTGGAGGAGCAGGAATCCGCTGATCCTGAAGATTCTTTCGAGCAAGTTTTGGTCGATACTCTAATGGGCAGACGTAAACTCTGAAAACTAAGGAGAAAATAAAATGAGTTTAGCAAAATTCCGTAAGGTACATAGCAAGACCGGTGCAGGTCGTTTCGTAGTTTCTGAGGGTGTAGCCCCCAGCGCCTACCTACTCCCTGACCAGGGTCTTCCCACTTGGTACTATGACAGTGAAGATGATCGCTTTGAGATCGTAATCACTAAGGGTACAATTCTTTCAGTCGTTGCCGACTCAAACGGTGATGCAAGAATTGTTCCTGCTAATGGTACAACATCTACTGCTAACTGGGGCGACACAATGAGTGGATGGGATCCACTAGATGGCGCTACTCCAAACAGCACCACTGGTTCAACAGATTCAGTTTCTGTTGCCGGTCAGTCGATTCCTATCGGCTGCGCACAATACGATCTCTACAGACCTTTTGATAAGGGTACTTCGCAAGGAGCTGGCTTTATCACTCACGGGTATGTGGAGTATCCAATGGTTGACTTGGTTAACGCTGACGTAACAGTCGGTAGTGTTATCCGTGCTGACCATATGGGTCGTCCAGTTCTCGCTTCAAAGAGTGAGATTGCTGCCGCTCCATACCTTCAAGTTGGTAAAGTTATCGAGGTTGAGAAGTTTGCTACAAACTTTGATGATGGCCTCCTCAGCTACATGCAACTTCCATCCGATCCAGGTGCATTGAAGACCGTATATGAGTTAACTCGTAGCGGCACCTACAGTGGTAAGCTCGGTATTAGAGCTAACCTGGATGTACACAACGTTGTTGGCGCATTCCGTGTCAACTTAACACTCTGAAAAATATACACAGGAGGAAAATCCTAAGATGAGTAAGACAATCCAAGAGCTCCTCTCGGGTCTCCCAGCTTGGGAGACAGCACTGACTGAGGACGGACACATCGATGAAGAGAATCGAGTAACTATTAAGGAAGCATTTGCATCACCAGATGCAGCTGCATTGTTCCCTAAGGTTCTTTCTCGCACGCTGAGGGAAGCAGCAGAGCCACAGCTACTTGTGACTCCACTACTTTCCACGGTTCGCCTTGGCAAGGGGCGTTCATTGGAGTTCCCAGCAGTCAATGCTATCCAAGCTGCCGAAATCCCTGAGGGTCAAGAGTACCCAGAGCAGGCACTCGCCTTCGCAAAGCAGGTAGAGGGCAAGGTCTCAAAGAAAGGTGTAAAGCTTGCTTTCACCGAAGAAGTCGTAGCTGACTCACTTTGGGATATTGTTGGTCTACATGTCCGCGCCGCAGGTCGTGCCATGGCTCGCCTAAAAGAGCAAATCGCTCTTAGCCGCTTCAAGGACGCAGCTACAATAGTCTTCGACAACGATGACTCAAACTATGATGACACAACAGGTCTCGATATCAATGGCGCAGCCAACGGTACCGTTACTTGGGACGACATCATTGACATGGCTGCTGTGTTAATGGCTGAAAATCACGTTCCAACAGACTTCATTCTTCACCCACTGATGTGGTCGGT